AATCAAATCTATTTTGTTGATACTCTTAAAACAAACTATGCTAAATGTGTAACTCAACTCATTAATGTTCCTGATTTAAGTGATAAAGAAGTTATTGAGAGAACCGATGAACATAAGAGTATTCAACGAATCTTAAAAAGTGAAAGTTATCGAGTAACCTATAATGAGATAGATTATGTGATAGAAATCACCGATGAAGATAGTGGAACATTTACCAGCATTAAGTATGGGGATAACTTCGTAATGGATTATATGTTGGAAAAAGATATTCTTGAGTACTTCTATAAGAACAAATAAATCACTTTTTTGTTTATTGATATTTATATATTGAACACAATATTAATAAAGTATGTCAACAGATTTCGAATTATTTCCAGGCAAAAACCTTAGTGGGTTGTTTGAGGATATCTACAATAACCAAATAAATAAGAAAAAGCACATTTCAGAAGTAATTTTTGAAATCAGAAAAATGATTAGGCATAATGGTGATATGGGAATCTTAGGTCCAGTCATCAAAGACTTAATTGATACATCAGTTCGTAACGATGACCAATTAGTTAAGTTAGCAACTATCGCACAAAGAATTATCGCATCAAGTCAAAAATCAGAAGGAGATACTGGATATCTTACCGATGCAGAAAGAGAACAATTACTTTCAGAGATTGAACAAGTTCAAGATGAGGTTAGTAGGGTAGATGATTTACAAAATGAAATAGAAGAAGTAAAACAAAAAATAGAAAAGTAAATGTCTTTTTTTAATAGAAATAATTCTGTACAATCCAATCAAAGTCCTAATACTAGACGGCCTAAAGATACTATGTCTATGGGTACTGTATATAAGATTATATTGGATATTAGTGATGATATTCTTTCTGATTTAGAAATAGAAGAACCACTAAAGGGTAAATATATAGGAGCCATTTTATTTAGAGCTTCAACTAGTCAAAATAAAAAAGATGAAGGATTAACTTTAGCATTACCAAAAGATAAAACAAGTGTTTCTCTACCAACTATAAATGAAACTGTTGCTATTACCAATTCACCGGGTGGTGGATATTTGTATGAACGAACCATCGGTTCGGCATTACCAAATGTGAATACAAGTATAGATGAAATAAACGCATCTCAGAAAAAGGAAAAATCAGCTAAATCAAATACCGCATCCAATTATAGTAATGTACAATCAACGGGAATATCAAGAACGGAAAATTCATCTGATTCGGTTGATGTTTCTTCTTTGGGTGAATATTTCAAACCCGATGGTACTATTCATAAACTTAAACTATATGAGGGTGATTATTTAATTGAAAGTAGATTTGGTCAATCAATTAGATTTAGTGGTTATAATAATCCTGATAATATTTTTTCACCAAACATTATAATTAGAAATGGTGAAAATGGAGAATCTCTAACAAAGGATATCGGAACATCTACTGAAGAAAGTATTAATGATGATGGTAATATTATTTATTTAGGTAGTGGTGATAGATTATTAGAATATAAATTACCAACTGAAAATGAATATCCATCATTTTTTAATTACCCATCTGAATTAAAAGGAAATCAAATATTATTAAATTCGGATAGAGTTATTGTATCGGCTAAAGCAGCTGAAATGATTTTTTCTGCAAAAAAAGATATTGGGTTTATAACCGATGCTCAATTTTCAATTGATGCAACTGATGGTATAAACATCACAACTGATAATCACATATTCGTTGATACACAAAATAGAGATATAAACCTAGATATTGGTAATGGTACTATCATGTTAGGAACCGATGGTGAATTAGAGGCAGCTCCTAAAGGTGAAACTTTGGTAGAATTATTAGGTGAAATGATTGATTTAATTACACAACAAATATTTCTAACACCATCAGGCCCAACTTCACCAGGTCCAACCAATGTAGCGCAATTTACAACATTGAAATCTAAATTACAAACAATGTTAAGTAATAATGTACAACTAAAGTAATATGGCAGTAAATAAAAACATATTGGGTGGTGCTCGTGATAGTGTAAAAAAGGTTGCTGATATATCTAACATTACAAATAATGTTAAAGATATGGTAAGTAGTATCCCCACAGAACTACCAACCCCACCTACATTACCAAAAATTCCACCTAAGCCACAATTACCGGCGTTACCAAAGATTAGATTACCTAAACTTCCACCTATACCAAAGTTTAGAAAAAAGAAAGTAGAGGAAAATCCTAAACTTAAAAAAGGATTACCAAAGTTACCAACTCCACCTAATCTTCCACCAATACCGGCAGTACCTAAAGTACCAAATGTTCCAACAATACCTAATATAGAACTACCAAAAGTACCTGAGGTAAAAATACCTGATATTAATTTACCAAATCCATCGGATTTATTAAAACGATAAAAAATGTCTTGGGGATTATTTAAAAGAAACGTAATACGAAAGACAAATCCAAATAACAATCCTTCTTTAAATATAAATAAGGTTGCAACTATTTGGGCTGATGAATATGATGCTGCGGTTAAACGAGGAAAAGATTTTATTAATTTGGAATCAGTACAATCTGGTAATAAAGAAATAATGAAAAATCTTTTTAGAGTTGCGTTATTAAAAGGATTAGCAACACCACCTGGTGTGAATTTTTCATTACCAAATGAATTTGGAAATGGTGTAAAAGCGTATTGGGCCGGAGCTCAAATGAACCCATTCCCAATTCCACTAATTCCAGCACCCGGTTCAATTCAAAACTTAGCAGTAAATTCTAATATTGTAACTAATGTGGGAGTATGGCCGTTATATCCACCATTAAAACCCGCTAAAAAACAAGAGATAATAGTAAATATGTTTATACTTGCCGCTATTGTACATTTATTTTCGATAGGTGGTGTTATACAAACAACTTCACTATATCCAGCAGCACCATCTCCAATACCTTCTCCTGGTATTATAGTTTGGACAGGGTATTTAGTACCACCTGCAATCCCTATTCCAAATCCAAACTTCCCATCAGCCGATGGTAGTGAATCCCCTGTAATAGAGCAGGCTGATAATAACACTATAAGTGAAGTTGGTCCTATTCAAGAATATGAATTAACCAATGATGGTGATGGCTCTGGTGGTGATGATGGTAGTGGTGGAGATGATGGAAACTCTGGTGGAGATGGTTCTGGTGGAGATGATGGTAATGTATTAGGTGATGGTATAACTGGAGATAGTTCTTTTGAAGATATGGTAAATTCATCGTTAGGTGATGATATTACTGATATGGGTGGTGGTAATAGCATTAACAAACAAATAGAAGAATTTAAGAAACAATTGGTTGCAATACGACCGGATTGTATTAAAAATTAAAAAAACCTAAATCAAATATTTATATAGAAAGGAAAACATTTTATACAATGGACACTGACAAATTAGTAAAAGCAATACAAATTATAGTTAAGGAGGAAATCAAAGTGATTCTTCCTAAACTCGTTAAAGAGGGTGTTAAGAAAGAAATGGCTAAGTTATTGAAAGAAAACAAAAAACTTAAAGAAGCTATTACACCAAAACAACCAACATTTATGGATTCAAATGTAGTGGAAGAACCAGTTCAACCACAAAGAACATTTAGTAAAAATCCTGCACTAAATGAGGTCTTGGCACAAACACAACCTTTTAACGCACAACAAAGACAATCAACTGGTGAAGAGTATAGAACTATGAACTTCACTACTAATGATACACATACATTAGGTGCATCAAATATAGCACAACAAATGGGTTACGGACAACAACCAGTTCAAACTGGAAATGCTGGAATGGATAAATTGTTAAATAAAGATTATAGACAATTATTGAAAGCAGTAGATAAAAAGAAAGGTCCTTGGAGACCAGGAATGTAATATAAATTATGGCAGTTGAGTTAGGAAGAAGAATTGTAAAGGATACCAAAGAGTTTGCAAATTATGCAATCGGTATCACCTTGCCATTACAATTTGGTGAGAATACATTCGAGCAAGCATTTCTAACCAAAGACCAAGTTAAATCAAATATTAAAAATCTTCTACTTACTAAAAGAGGGGAACGTATTATACAACCCGAATTTGGGAGTGGTTTACAGGCATTATTGTTTGAACCAAATGTAGATGATTTAGAAGGTAGAATAGAAGATACCATAAATGATAGTTTAGAACAATGGTTACCTTATGTTACAGCAGAAGAAATTGATATTGAATCAACTGATGAATTGAGAGATAACAATAAATTAAATGTTTCGATTAAATTTAGAATTGGAGATGATATTAATTTAGAAACTTTAACATTTACAGTTCAGGGATAATAAGATATGGCAATAGCAAAAACAACAAAGAATTTTAAGGGCAGAGGTAAGGATATAAAATACCTTAATAAAGATTTTACTGAATTCAGAACTAATCTTATTGAGTTTGCTAAAACTTATTTCCCAGCAACTTATTCTGATTTTAACGAATCCTCTCCTGGTATGATGTTCATTGAAATGGCATCTTATATTGGAGATTCACTTTCATATTATGTTGATGATACCTTAAAGGAATCATTAATGGTACATGCTGATGATATTGAAAATGTAATATCACTTTCGCAATACTTAGGATATAAACCAAAAGTATCCTCACCAGCAGTAACAACTCTTTCAGTTTACCAATTGGTTCCATCAACTGGAACAGGTGCAAATAATACATTTGATGAAACGTATCTTTTAAAAATTAAAGAAGGTATGATATTAGAATCTTCAAATGGTGTATCGTTTATTACAAGAGATGTAGTTGATTTTTCAGATTCAACTGATAGGGAAATTACAATATATCAAACTGATTCTGTTAGTGGAGAAACTTCTTTCTATTTGGTTAAAAAATTAGTAAAAGTTATATCAGCTCAATTAGTAGAAGAAGAATTCACATTTGGTTCATATGAAGAATTTCAAAAAATTAATTTATTCGATACAAACATTATAGATATCTATGATGTAAGAGATTCAAATGGAAACAAATGGTATGAGGTTCCTTACTTAGCACAAGAATTGGTATTTGTGGATTATCCAAATACGGAAAGTAATGACCCAGACCTTTATCAATTTAAATCAACAGTACCATATGTATTAAACACACTTAAAACATCTCGTAGATTTGTTAAGCAGGTTAATCCAGATAGTACAACAACTATTCAGTTTGGTGCAGGAGACCCAACATCAAATGATGAAACAATTATTCCTAATTTAAAAAATGTTGGATTGGGATTACCTAATTCTATTTCTAAATTAGAAGAGTCATTTGACCCAACTAACTTTTTAAAAACTAAAACTTATGGTTCATCACCATCAAATACAACCATAACTGTAAAATATTTAGTTGGTGGTGGTGTAGAATCAAATGTTCAAAAAGGAACAATTACTCAAATTAGAAATAGTGAATTTGAAGAGGATACAACATTATTTACACCAACGCAACTAGCAATTTATAATTCAGCTAAAAACTCAATTGCAGTAGATAACGAAGTTCCTGCAACTGGTGGTAAAGGTGGAGATACAATCGAAGAGATTAGACAAAACGCTTTAGCAAACTTCGGCTCTCAGAATAGAGCAGTAACTGCAAAAGATTATGAGGTAAGAGCATTATCGATGCCAACTAAGTTTGGTTCTATTGCAAAAGCATACGCTACGGCAGATGGTACATTAGATAATAATTCCCCTTCATCGATTCTTTCTTCACCAAATTCTCTACAAGAGTTTACTGATTTGGTGATGAGCTTTGTTGAGAAGCCGGATAGTGAAGAACCTAATAGAAAAAGTGTTCAACAAGAAATACAAAAATATCTAACTGGAAAAACATCAAATGATAATGAAAAAAATAATCCATTCGCAATAAATTTATATTTGTTAGGATACGATTCAAATAAAAAATTATCAAATCTTAATAGAGCGGTAAAGGAAAATTTAAAAACATATTTATCGGAATATAAAATTTTAACTGATGGTATTAATATTAATGATGGGTTTATTGTTAATATAGGAATTGAATTTGAAGTAATTACTTTAAAAAATTATAATAAAAGTGAGGTAATTTCCGATTGTATATCGGAATTAAAAGATTATTTAAATATTGATAGTTGGACTTTCAATAACACAATTAATATTTCTGAATTAGAGTTAATAGTGGCAAATGTTGACGGAGTTAGTTCAGTACCAAAATTAAAAATTGTAAATAAGTGTGGTGGGCAATATTCACCAAACTCATATAATATAGAAGCGGCGATTAAAGATAAGATTTTATATCCATCTTTAGACCCATCGGTTTTCGAAGTTAAATTTCCGGATTCGGATATTAAAGGGAGGGCGAGATAATGGCATACTATTTTTTAACAGCATCAAAGGATGCATCGGTGTACTTACAACAACCTGACCAAAACGCTGGTTTAGATGAAGTATTAGAAGTAAGTAAGGTTTACTATGGTAATATTAAAGATGTATCCAGAGCACTTCTTAAATTCGATGTAAGTGGGTTATCATCAAGCTTAGCAGATGGTTCAGTATCAATGTCAGATGCAACACTTATATTAAAGGAAACCGAATCAGAAGAACTACCATTAGAGTTTACATTAGAAGCATATCCAATTTCACAAAGTTGGGAAATGGGTAATGGTACTAGATTTGATAATATTACAACTTCTGGTGTAACTTGGAACAATAGAGAGGGTGATTCTGTATTACGATGGTTAGAAACATCTGAATTTAGTAGTGTATCTACTGGTTCATATGAAGGTAAGGGTGGTACATTTTATTACGCATCTTCTTCCTCACAAAACTTTCAGTATAAAACTACTGATGTTTATATGGATATTAAAGATATTATGGCTGATTGGATTAGTGGTTCAATCCCAAATGATGGTATTATGTTAAAGTTATCATTAGAAAAAGAAGAAGATAATAATGATTATGGTATTCTTAGATTATTTAGTAAAGAGACAAATACAATACATCAACCAAAAGTTAGAATAGGTTGGGATGATACATCATTTTCAACTGGTTCATTAACCGAATTAACATCTGAAGCAATTAAAGTTGGAATTAGAAATTTCAAAAAAGAATACAAAGTAAATACAACTCCAAAACTGAGAGTGGTTGGTAGGGATTTATATCCTACTAAAACATTTTCATCAACGGCACAATATGGTATTAGTAAATTCTTACCAACAACATCATATTATCAAATATCCGATTATCATTCGGGTGAAGTAGTAGTTCCATTTTCAGATTATACAAAATTAAGTTGTGATTCTGATGGAAATTACTTAAAACTAAATTTATCTAATTGGGAAGTTGATAGGGTGTATATTATAGAATTTAAGGTTAGTATCAATGGAACTGATTATTTCTTTGATGATGATTATACATTTAGCGTAATTTCATAAACAATGTTTAAAAAGAATAAAGCACAAAAAAAGGCAGAATCTATAAAGCGGGGTCAAGATGCTATGGGTAACGAAAAAGAACCTATGAATCGTGGACTTGGTAGAGAAGAGTTTGTCAAAAAACTTAAAGAAGGTGGTTCTCTTAATCTTCCTAAAAGAAACAAACGTGGTGTGCGTATTGCTAAAAGAAATGTAGTTAAGGGTAAGCCAATTAATCCATTATCAGATGTAATTAAAAATAAACCACTTGATTCTACAACAATAGAACCAAATGTAAATCCATCTACAATAAATTGGGATGGTGTTAATAGTGCTAATTATGATGAATTATATGGATATATTAGTGAGCAAGAAATAGATGGGGGTATTGTGGGAGGTCAGTTAATTAGACCTAAGTATGATAGTGTTGAATTGGAAAAATCAATAGATACTAGAATATTTGAACTCATACCAAACATACCAGCACCACAACCAGATACAGTACTTCGTTCAGTATATAACACCGCATTAGAGCAAATAGATGATTTAACAAAACAATTAGAACAAGCTAATCTTACAATTAATGAATTAAATAGTATTATAGCTGAATTAGAAAGTATAGTAGAAGTACTACGAATTGAAACTGATAATGAAAAACTAAACGCTAATATAGCAAACGACCAAAGGGATATAGCTAATACTCAAATTTCATCAACAACAATTGATTTACAAAATGCAGTACAAAACTCAATTAATGAAGCAATTCAGAGAGTATCACTAACCGCTAGAAATGAAGCATTGGTTCAAGAAAACGAATCGTTAAGAGAACAATTATTTGGATTATCTGCTCAAACTGCAGAAGGCGCTAAAAGTGGAGCAAATAATAACTTTACAGTTAAGGTAA